GAAAAGTGGTAAAACAAGGACTATTGCTGTAATAGACTATTACAGTCAACGGGCCTTGTATCCTCTTCATCGTAAACTAATGTCTACGCTGAGAAGATTACCTTCAGATGGTACCTTTTCACATAGGAACGTAGGAAACTACGCTAAGGAAGCGACAAAGGATAAATCCTTTATTGCGACCTCAGACATGACCGCCTTTACTGACTTATTCCCTAGTATATTGCAACGAGAGTTGCTTTATGCTATTGAAGAAGACAGAGACCTTGCAGATGCATTTTGGACACTTCTTGCGAAGCGCCAATTTACAGTTGCTTGGTCAGGTGAGCATATTTCTTATGGTACAGGACAGCCAATGGGGGCTTACGCCTCCTGGCCACTCTGCACTTTAGCCCATCACTTAGTGATGCACTATTGTGCTCATAAACATTCAATTAAGAATGTTAATAAACACTATAGAATCCTAGGTGACGACAACGCCAGAACTGAACAAGTTCTGTCGGAATCTTACGAGGAAACACTTCGCAGCCTAGGCTGTGAATTGAATCCTGGTAAGGGAACCTTGTCCCGTGAAGGAGTTAAATACTCCAGCGCGGAAGTGGCTAAACGGCTATATCTAAATGGTATAGACATATCGCCGCTAACACCCGGTTTATTAAATACGTATTATAATCCTGCATTGTTAAACAATGCGTTAAAGGAAATAATGCTAATATTTGATAACCCGGCTTTACCCGTCCATGTACTTGAAAATGTTATCCCGAAAGGGAAACATGACAAGTGTGTGATGCTTTGCTCAAATCCATTTGATGGAGTCATCAAGCCCGGAATTCCGGGTTATGAGGACTATGCCAACATTTGGAGTGATTTTAACGAGAAAGACCTTCATATTGCTATGATAGCCTATCGAGTTAAAAATCTATTGGACAAAGCCGATGACATTGATAGATCAGAAGATCTTTTCTCACTCCGCTTTAGCTTAGAAACTAAACCGCGTAGTAAGGTCAATGAAATCGAGGGTGACATGGAACTTCGCTCCGCACCTCAGTACGCACAGTTTTACTGTAAAAAGAGAATGTTTGAACTTTTAGAACAAACAATTCAAAAATTACAGTATTCAAGCATTGACCAACAACCGTTGGAAAATGCCGCTGTACTTGATGAGGTTGAGTATATCCAAGATCTAAGGAATCCTTTTAAAGATACCAAAGACTTGAGAAGTACTCAGGCAACTTTACTTGTTGAGAAGGTTTTCACCTACCTTCAAGACGGAAAAGATGTTCAAGAGCTCCTGGATAGTATCGATATCG